TACTAGTGGCGTAACACAAACAGGTGAAAACTATATAGATGGCTGCACTTTTAGTTCTTATAATTTATCTAGTAACGATAATAGAGACGGTGATGATTATCCAGCTATATGTATAAGGCATCCATACGGTATGGTAACTAGAAATTTAGTTGTTATTGGAGCTGGAAGAGGCGTGTGGCATTGGAGTAGTCAATACTACGGTAAATCGCATGGACATATAACAGCGCACTGTGCCTATGCTACTTCACAAATAGAAGCTGGGTATGAAATGCCTAACGAATATTCTTATGGTCAATATTATAGCTCTGAAGATTACGGCTTAATGCTTTATAATATAGGTAGACAAAATGACCAGGGTAAAGTAATGCACATGCGTATTGAAAATTGTCGTGGTTATGGTTTTTACTTTGGAGGATCTACAATAAGTCCTAATTATAGAAGATTTTTTGCTAATAGATACAAACAATTATGTAACATTGCTGACAGTAATAACAACGTAATAGTAGATAACTCTAAAGTATACCCTAATGATTGGGATGCTACAATGAGTATATACGGAGAAGGCACGGGTATAATATATCCAAATACTTTACAGAATCATGGTAGTAGTCATTTAAGTCTAAGAAGAGGTGGTACTGGTTGGAAAGGTACTTATTGTTTTACTGAACAAGGTTTTAAAGAAAACGAAAAAGTAACAGTTTATCATAATATGACTAAGTTTGAAGGAGTTAAAAACCTACGTAACAACCTTTGGGTTCCTTCTTGGAGTAGTAATCCTATTGGTATGGGTATCATTAAAGTTCCAGCAAACTGTACAATTAAGATAAAATCTGTAATATATATACCTACAGACGAGCTTGATGGAACAGGATCTAGTTTATCTAGTAGTCACCCTCCTTATATTGTAGCGTCTTATGCTAACAATATGCTTTATGGCGCAAATGAATATGATGTTAATGATAATAACCATAGATTTCCTCATGATGAATTAGACTTAGATGTTGAGGAAGAAAATGCAGATTTAAAAAACAGTACACAAGCTCAAGGTAAATTATATCAAGGTTTTATAGAATACACCCAACATACTACAGCTGCTGATGGCGCTTGGGAAACAAAAATATTAACAGTTCAACCACAATATAGAGCTTATTTTTTAAGGTTTGGTTATTATAATTCAAACCATAGTTTAGTTCACGAGGGGTTTTACGCTAAAGATATACAGGTTGCAATGTCTGTAGCGCCACCAAATGGATTAGAAATGTGGCCTAATAACTTTGCTAAAGTTACAGTTAGACCATCAGCAAGTTTTGATTCAGGTAAAAAAAGAATATCAGGAAGAATTTAAATAATAGAATATGTCAATACCATTTTTAAGTAACATAATAATAGATGACGCTGGGCACATACAGTTTAAAACCTCAGCAGGCGCTAATGCTGGTAAAATAGACCAAGATGGTGATAATCTAGTTTTAAGCAATGCTGTTGGTGATATTATTATTGGTAATGGTAGTGATGATGTTTATATTGGTGATGGAACAAACGCTGTAGATATTAGATTTGAACAGAACATGTCTATATATGCAGATTCTAGTTCAACAAGAACACTAACTCTAGGTGGAGCTAATACTAATTTAATATTAGATAATCCTACTACCGTTGGTGATTTTGTATTAGCAAGTAAATTAAAATTTACTGGCGCTACTGGTTATATACTATTTGATTACGAACCAACAGGTGATACAGGTCAATACACAACAGAAGTACCTTTATTAAAAGTTGATCGTAGCGGCGAAGAAACAACAATACTTGCAAGAATAAGTGAATATAGAGGTGTTGCTCTAGGTGCTGATGATACTGTTTGGTTAAGAGCTGGTGACACTGGATCTGTTATAAGAGCAAACGTAGGATTATCGCATGAACAAGTTTTAATGTCAGCTGAAGGTGGTTTTATTGCTTATGGTTTTCCTAGTAACGATACATCTTGGTCAAATAGAGTAGAGTTTCAGTTTAGAACAGATAGTGGTACAGCTAGTGATAATGGACTATATATAGGTGATGGTGGTAGAACGCAATTTATTGATTTAAGTAGAAACTTAGTAAATATTGGGACAATAGACTCTGGAGATATAACTTCAACAGGTATTACAATTTCAAATCAAAATCCATCATTAAACTATACAGACTCATCTGGATCTACTTATACAGCTCAATGGAGATTTAAAGATAATGATTTACAGTATGTTTGGGGAGGTGGAATAAAAGCCTACTTTACAACAAGTGGTATTGGTATTGGAGATCAAGGAAATACTAATGATGCTAGAATAGAAAAAACAGGCTCTTCACCTTACGGTCTTACATTTAAAACAAATAATACATCGGCTTTAAGTTTAGACGCTTCACAAAACGCAACTTTTGCAGGTACTATAGGATCAGGTGCAATAACGTCTACAGGTAAAATACAAGGTACGGAATTAGAAGGAACAAGTTTAGACATAAATGGCGATGCTAATATTGATGGTGTTCTCGATGTAAATACTGGCGCAACAAATACTGTAGCTTTATTTGAAAGCACTGATGATAAAGCTTTTATAAGAATTAAAGATGACGATACAGATACTTATTTAATTACTAAAGACGGTCATTTTTCTATTGGAGATTCTTCTACTGATTACAATAATTTTAAAATTAATATTACAAATGGTAATGTTACTACAAACGGTACAATAACAGCAAACGGAACTACTCTTACAGGTGATCAAGATTTAAGCGGGCTTGCTGCTGCTTCACATACTCATGCAGCTGGTGATATAACATCAGGTACTTTAGCTGTAGCAAGAGGTGGTACAGGTTTAACAGCAAATACAACATATATAAACTCAAACGCATTTGCTAACTTTACCGCAACAAATGCTGATTACGACACTTTAACAACAAGAGGTCTTTATAGATTTCAAGGAGGCGCAAATGGCCCTGCTTCAACTAGCCACACAACAGGTTTAACACTAACAGAAGACAGTGGTAATTACGGTTGGCAGATGGCTTCTTATAGTAGTGCTAATAATACTGAAGGTTTATATTATAGGTATAGAGCTACTAGTTGGGGTCCATGGCAATCAATACTTACTAAAACAATTGGTGATGGTAGATATGCTAAAATAGCAAGTCCAACATTTACAGGCACACCTGCCGCACCTACAGCATCTGCTGGAACAAACACAACTCAATTAGCAACAACTGCTTTTGTTAGTACAGCTGTATCAAATTTAGTTGACTCAGCACCTGGCACATTAAATACATTAAACGAATTAGCTGCGGCGTTAGGTGATGATGCTAGTTTTAGTACAACTACCGCAACGGCTTTAGCTAATAGAGTTAGAGTAGATACAGCTAGTCAAGGATTAACCTCTACTGAAAAATCAAATGCTAGGACAAATATAGGAGCTGGTACTTCAAGTTTTGATGGTGCTTATGGTTCTTTATCTGGAATACCAACTTCATTTACACCAGCACAACATACGCAGGCTATATCAACTATAACTAATTTACAAACCGAGTTAGATGCTAAAATGCCTAAAACTGGTGGATCATTTACAGGTGATGTAACTATTACTCACGCAGATACTCCTAGATTAAGTATTATTGATACTACTAATGATGTAGATTTCAGAATTAGAGCAGCTAACTCATATGTTTATATAGAAGCTGATACTGATAATGACGCTGCTTCTACTAGATTTAACTTTAAAGTAGATGGTGGTTTAGTTCATGAGATTTTACCAACTAGCCAAATATCTCATGGTAATTTTACTATAAGAAAAGATGATGCAACAGCTAAAGCGGTTCTTGATCTTTCAACAAGAAAAGATATTACTGGTAGCGGTAACTTTGGTACTGGTGACGATGTTGGTGTAATAAATTTTAAAGCAAGAGATAGTGTTGTTACAAGTGACTTAACAGTTGGTAGTCTTTTAGTAGAAGCAGATAATACATTTGCGGCTAACGATAAGAAAACAAGAATGAAAATGCAGGTATACACTGGATCTGCTTTAGAAAATGTTTTGTTTTTAGATTCTGACAAAAGTGCTACTTTTTATGGAAATATAATTACTAGTGGTACAGTTGATGGCGTAGATGTAGCAACTTTAAAATCTGATTTTGATGGATTAGGTACTGCTGCTAATTTTGCTTCTAGTGCTTTTGCAACATCAACACAAGGTACTAAGGCGGATAACGCTCTACCAAAAGCAGGAGGTACTATGACTGGTGATTTAACTTTAGACGATGGCTCAGGTGAATCACCACACATTATATTTCAAGATGATGATGATGTCAAGTTTAGAGTATACAATGCAGACAACAATGATTTTATTATCACAAGAGAAAACAATAGTGGGGCTGACTTTGTAATACGCGCTAACTCAACAGCATATACAAGCAGTTACTTAACAATTGGTGGTGCTACTGTTAGTCCAACAGCTATAGGCAACTGGAACACTGCTTACTCCCATTCTCAAGCAGCACATGCACCATCTAATGCAGAACAAAACGTACAGTCTGATTGGAATGCTACTAGTGGTGACGCGTTTATATTAAATAAACCTACAATACCAACAGCTAGTTCTCTTGGCGCTGTCACAAAAACAGGCACGCAAACTATATCAGGCGCTAAAACATTTACAAGTAATAATAATCATTATAAAGGACATCTTTATTACGATGCTTATGACTCAGGTGGTAACCATTATCCACACTTTTTAGATGGTACTGGTAACACTGGGGCAACTATTAATTGGAGACAGTATTACGGTTCTACTTATAAAACACACACATGGACGTCAGATAGCTCTGGTAACATGGCGTTTACTTTTCAAGGACAAATCAAAGCTAATGGTGAATTAGAAGGAACAAGTTTAGATATAAACGGTAATGCAGATGTATCTGGTACTTTAAACATTCACGATGAAATACTAACAACCGCTGCTGGTTCTTTACTTGAGATGTATAAAAGTGCCTGGACCAACGCAACTAACCACGATGTACTATATTCTAGCTGGAATACATACGCTGGAGACTATTTATATTTAAAAGCACCTGGCAATAGCACCAATGATCACGGTATAGCTCTTATTGGAGACGACGTTATCGCTTTTGGTAGGTCTGATGTTGAAACTGGAAGTCCAGAACTAACATCAGCAGCAGCTCCACTTAGTGAAAACTGGTTTGTATTAAATAGCTCAAGCGCAACTTTTTCGGGTGATGTAACTGCTAATGGTACTCTTCTCACGGGCGCGCCGACTGGTGATCAAGTAACTACGGCTTTAGGTTTCACACCTATGAACTCTGTTACAACTACAATATCTTCTGGCCAAGCACAGAAACTAGGTTATATATCAGTATCGCAAGCTGTAGACTTAGACGATATGGAGACAAAAGCTGCTAATGGTAATACAGCTCATGGTTGGGGTAACCACGCTACAGCTGGTTATTTAACACCATCCTCTACTCAATCAAAATATTTACGAAGTGATCAAAGTGATACTACTACTGGTAGTTTAACTATTAATGGTGACTTAACTGTTCAAGGTATTAACTACGGTTTATATCACGCTGATAACATATCTAGTACTGAAAGTGGTAGTTCTAATAATTACTATCACGATCACTACGGCGGTGTTAGACACTTGTCTACGTTTATAAAAAACGCCAAATCAGATATTATTAGATATAGAGCTATAGACAACGTTGAATACTGGAATGGTAGTTCTTGGCAAGACGGATCATCTCAATTAGCAAACGTAAAAAAATTATTAGATGGTAGACAAGATACTAGATGGGATATAACTTCAACTTATTATAAATTTAGGTTTACTGTTACGCCATCCACAGGTTGGCCAACAGAAACTAAAATAGGTACACAAACAAGCTGGTCAGGCTCTACATATCCTGGTCATAGATTAATGGTTGAAGAGTATAGTAGCGGTTCGTGGAGTACTAGAGTAATAGCTAAGTTTGGAGGTAGTAACACAACAATAGAGACAACTGATAACAACTGTGATAACTGGGGAATGAATTTTTATTCAACAAATAGGTTACACACTGGTAATGGTGCTGCGTCACAAGCTACAAGAATAACAGTTGATTTTTACGGCTGGACGCCTAGTAACTCTAGTTATTTAACAATACCTTTACAGAATATATTTATAACATCTAACTACTCGGGCACAGAGAATACTGATTATACAAACTTATTAGATTATGATAGAAATGTAAGTATTGCTGGTAATATTGTCATGGCTTCTGGTAAAACAGTCGATGGCGTAGATATATCTGCCTTACCAACTACTTTTGCACCAACAAATGCTGACGCAACACCATCGTGGGTGCCTAGTTCTGACCCTAGTTACACTCCAAACGCTTTGCCACTAGCTGGTGGTACTATGACTGGTGACACTTCACACGGAGACAATGTAAAAAGTCATTATGGAACAGGCAGTGATTTGAGCATATATCACAAAAGTGGTGAATCATTTATTGGTGGTGGTGGGCCTGATGACTTATTTCTTTCGCAAACTAAAGGCTATATTTATATTGGAACAGCAGACAAGACAACATCTACTTTATATATTGATTCTCAAGCTAAAAAAGTAGGATTTAGAACGCAAACCCCTGGTTCCGCGTTTGATGTTAATGGAACAATGCGCGTAAGAAACCAATTAAATGTTGGGCACACTTCGGAGCAAAATCTATACGTTCACGGTGATGGTACTGCAGGTGGTCGATACGTAAAAATGGGTGACTACGGTAAGGGTAATTATTTCTCAATGTCCAGTACTGAAAATCAACCTAAATATTGTACAGCTTTTGGAAGTGGAGGTAAGTTAGTTGAAGACACGCGTATTGTAACTATTAAGTTATCAGGTGATGCGTTTAAATTATTAAGTACTACAGGAACAACTTTAATACCAGCGCCAGGAGCTAATAGCTTTATAATACCTTACGAGTGTATAATACATAATACTGGTGGTACATCTGGTAACTGGAATAGTACCGCACAAACAACAGCGGCTATAGGTTTCTGTGACACTACCAATTGTACTTATCCTGGTCAATTTAATAGACTATTTGTTATAAATAACACTTTACTAAACACCAACGCTGCTTGGTATTATGCGGCCGGTATAGGAACAACTGGTAAAGTTATGGCACTCAACAAGCCTTTATTGTTAAAAGCTTCTCAAAACCTTACAACAGTACCAACAGGAAATTGGTATATACAAATTAGATACCAAGTAATGAATAAAGATTCAGGACTTATACAAAACGTAGATATTACTAAAACCACTAATTAACATATGACAATAGCTTTTTAATTAAAGCACTATATATGTAATAATTATACTATGCAATAATGCATAAATAACAATTAAATTAAATAAAATGGCAAAAAACGAAAAAATAGTAGATTTAGCGCCTTCAATTAAAGAAGAAGAACTGAAAGAGCTTCAAGATGTAATTAACAAAATACAACAAGCTCAATCTCAATTAGGTCAAATGGAAACTCAGAAGTTTGGTTTATTAACAATGACTCAAGAGTTACAAATGAGCCTTAGACAAATTCAAGGGAATCTAGAAAAAGAATACGGTAATGTATCTATTAATATTAAAGACGGTACTATAAGCGAGATAAAAGATGAAGCTGATAAGAAAGATTAGTATCGGTAAAGATTATAAAAATGAAGCTATGCACTACTCCGTAGGTCAAGAGGTCTACGGAGGGCATACTATTTGTCATATAACAGAAGAAGACGATAAGTTCAGTATATTTATTAAAAAAAATGACGAGGTTTTACCTTGGAAAGACTTTAATAAAAACATGGCTGTAGCTGTTGAGTATAACTTAGAGTATTAATGAAAAGTATTTTTGACTTTGTTATAGAACCTATTGGATCTAGATATAACAACACTAAAGAGATTGAAGGTAAAAAACTTATACTAAATACTCAAATATTTACACATCAAAGCGTTAATAGGCTTGCAAAAGTTAAAAGTGTACCAATAACAGGTGACACTAATATTAAGGTAGGTGATCAAGTTATTGTTCACCATAACGTTTTTAGAAGGTTTCATGACATAAGAGGTGTTGAAAAAAATAGCAGAAGTTATATAGATGATAAAAATTATCTATGTTCTTTTGATCAAATATTTTTATATAAAAACGAAGACGATTGGAAAGCACCTAAAGGCTATTCATTTGTAAAACCTATTGAATCTAATGATATTTTTAATCTTAACAACGAAAAACCTTATGTAGGAATATTAAAGTTCCTAGATGAAACAATAGATAGTGTTTTTGAAAAAGGTGATTTAGTTGGATTTACGCCTAGTAGCGAATATGAATTTGTTATAGATGGTGAAAGACTTTATAGAATTAGATCTCAAGCATTAACTATAAAGTATGAATATCAAGGAAACGAAAAAGAATATAATCCAAGCTGGACATAAGGCTGTTGAAGAGCTAATTAAAGTAGCTAAAGAAGCTATTGTTGATTCAGATGATGATATATCAGCTGATAGACTTAAAAATGCTGCTGCTACTAAAAAACTAGCTATATTTGATGCTTTTGAAATATTAAACAGAATACAGGAAGAAGAGGATATGTTGAATGAAAAACCTAAAAAAGTAGAAGAAAAGAAGGCTTTTGGTGGTTTTGCAGAAAGAAGATCTAAATAATGTACCAGCAATCGCTTTACAAGGTTGTAGAACCTATAAAAATAAATACCGTAAAAAGACTTAATAAGTCTAAAAGCTGGAAATATGGTTATAACAAAGAGCATGATGTTGTAGTTATAAGCAGAACGGGTCAGATTGGCGAAGTGTATAGCATACAAAACCTGCATATAGCTTTACCTAAAAAACCTACAAATGTTTTTAAGTTTAATAAAAATACTTGGGAAAAATCTGAATATCCAAAAGAATTAAGTAAAATAAAAACAGTTTTTGACTGGAAGGAATATCCAGAAGAATTTAAAGAAAAATGGTATGATTACATCGATAATGAGTTTACCCGTAGGGAAGAAGGTTTTTGGTTTTACAATAAAAACGTTCCTACTTACGTTACTGGTACTCATTACATGTACTTGCAGTGGAGTAAAATCGACGTTGGAGCACCGGACTTTCGCGAGTCAAATAGATTATTCTATATTTTCTGGGAGGCTTGTAAGGCCGATCACAGATCCTATGGGATGTGCTATCTTAAGAATAGGCGATCTGGATTCTCATTTATGGCATCAGGCGAGGTGGTTAACATGGCAACCATATCCTCTGACTCTAGATATGGAATATTATCTAAGAGTGGACCAGATGCGAAGAAGATGTTTACTGACAAGGTGGTACCAATATCCATTAATTACCCCTTCTTTTTCAAGCCCATCCAGGACGGAATGGATCGTCCAAAGACCGAGCTTGCCTTCAGGGTCCCAGCCAGTAAGCTTACCAGAAGAAAACTTACCAGCAACGAAGCCTTACAGGAACTCGAGGGTCTCGACACCACGATCGACTGGAAGAATACGGGTGACAACTCCTACGACGGTGAGAAGCTTAAACTCCTCGTCCACGACGAGAGCGGTAAATGGGAGAGGCCGAACAACATCCTCAACAACTGGCGTGTTACGAAAACCACCCTACGACTAGGTAGTAGAGTAATTGGAAAGTGTATGATGGGTTCAACATCAAATGCTTTAGATAAAGGTGGTGATAATTTTAAAAAATTATATAAAAACTCAGATGTTACAAAAAGAAACCGCAATGGACAGACAAGCTCAGGATTATATAGTTTGTTCATACCTATGGAATGGAACTACGAAGGATTCATTGATTCTTATGGCTTACCTGTATTCGATACACCCGAGCAAGAAACTTTTGGTCCCTATGGGGAAAATATAGATATAGGAATACTAGAGCATTGGCAAAACGAAGCTGATGGTTTAAAAAATGATGGAGATGCTTTAAATGAATTTTATAGACAATTTCCACGTACTGAAGAACATGCTTTTAGAGATGAAACTAAAAACAGTATATTTAATTTAGCTAAAATATACGAACAAATAGATTTTAACGAAGAAGCTAACTATGATAACACTATAACTACTGGTAATTTTCAGTGGGTAAATGGAGTTAAAGATAGTAAAGTTATATTTTATCCAGATAAAAATGGTAGATTTAAATTAAGCTGGACACCTCCAGTTCATTTACAAAACAATATTATATTAAAAAATGGATTAAAAAAACCAGGCAATGAACACATGGGTTGCTTTGGTTGTGACAGCTACGATATATCAGGAACTGTAGACGGCAAGGGCTCAAAAGGCTCTTTACACGGTTTAACAAAGTTTAGTATGGAAGATTCTCCAGCTAATCATTTCTTTTTAGAGTATATAGCTAGGCCCCAGACTGCTGAGATATTCTTTGAGGACGTTCTAATGGCACTTGTATTTTACGGGATGCCTATACTAGCAGAAAATAATAAACCCCGTCTATTGTATTATTTAAGAAGGCGTGGTTATAGAGGTTTTAGTATGAATAGACCTGATAAAGTTTGGAATAAACTATCTGTTGCTGAAAAAGAAGTAGGTGGTATACCAAACTCAAGCGAAGATATAAAACAATCACACGCTGCTGCTATTGAAATGTATATACAAGATCACGTAGGTGTGAAGCAAGACGGAAGCTATGGTACGGTTTATTTTAATGAGCTGTTAAACGACTGGGCTAAGTTTGATATAAATAATAGAACTAAATTCGATGCTTCTATAAGTTCTGGTTTAGCTATAATGGGCTGTAATAGACATTTATACGCTCCAAATGCTAAAATAGAAAAACAAAAAATAAATATAAGTTTTGCTAGATATAAACAAGGCGGAACACATTCAAAATTAATAGAAAATTAATATGGCTGAATCAGTTGTTAAAGGTTATTTTCCAAGTCAAGTCGCTAGCGATTTAGAAAAAATGAGTAAAGACTACGGTTTGAAAGTTGCTAAAGCAATTGAAAGCGAGTGGTTTAAAAGAGACTCAGGTACTAATAGGTTTTTTGGTAATCAAACAGAGTTTCACAAGTTGAGATTATACGCTAGAGGAGAACAATCAATACAAAAATATAAAGACGAGTTGTCAATAAATGGTGACTTAAGTTATTTAAACTTAGACTGGAAACCAGTTCCCGTTATACCAAAGTTTGTAGATATAGTTGTAAACGGTATATCTGAAAGAGTTTACGATGTTAAAGCTTATTCTCAAGACCCATCAGGTGTTAGTAAAAGAACAGCTTACATGGAATCTATGCTTAGAGATATGCGTAGTAAAGATCTAACAGCTTTTGCGAAAGAAGCTTTTGATATTGATTTATCAGAAAATAGTCCTGAAATATTACCAGATTCTCAACAAGAGTTAGATTTACACATGCAGCTTTCTTACAAACAAGCTGTAGAGCTAGCTGAAGAACAAGCAATAAACGTAATATTAGACGGTAACAGGTATGACTTAACAAGACGTAGAATAAATTATGATTTAACCGTTTTAGGTATAGGCGCTGTTAAAACAGTGTATAACAAGTCAGAAGGTATAAAAGTAGAATATGTAGATCCAGCTAATATGGTTTACTCCTACACAGAAGATCCTAATTTTAATGATATTTATTATGTAGGTGAAGTTAAAAACGTACCTGTAAACGAATTAAAAAAGCAGTTTCCACATTTAAAAGAGGACCAGTTGAATAAAATAACAGGTCAAGGTTTTCAAAATAGTGGTTTTTATAATAGAAGCTTAACAGAGTCAAATCAGGTTGATAAAAATCAAGTACAAGTTTTATACTTTAATTACAAGACATACGCTAATGAAGTATACAAAGTAAAAGAAACAGCAACAGGAGCTAGTAAAATCATAGTAAAAGACGATACATTTAACCCTGTTGTTGATCAAATGCTTGAGGCTAAGTACGGTAAAATTTCTAGATCATTAGAGGTTTTATACGAAGGCGCTGTAATATTAGGTACTGATATACTACTTAAATGGGACTTAAGCAAAAACATGATGAGACCTAAAAGTGATTACACTAAGGTTAAAATGAACTACGCTATATGTGCACCGCGTATGTATAAAGGTAGAATAGAAAGTCTAGTTAGTCGTATAACTGGTTTTGCTGACATGATACAGTTAACTCATTTAAAAC